CGCATCTGGTCCAGCAGGTAGATGCGAGCGCCCACATTCCCCCACACCTGGCCCACCACGTAATCGGAGGCACTGGTGTCCTTGAAGGCCATATCCCAGCTCTGCAGCATCTGGTCGAAGCTGGTGGGCCGATCGCGATCAGCGTAGAACCGCCACCAGTCTTTCTTGAACAGCGCGCCTTCCGGCGGGGCCGGTCGCTGCTGGTAGAGCGCCTGCCACCAGTAGGGGCCCACGCTCTCCCGGATCTCAGCCAGCGCCGTCAGGGGATACCGCTCCGGCCACAGCGGCTCGCCCTCTGCCCGTCCCAGGACATCGCCCTCCTCGGCCAGCGCGGGCAGCTTGATCACCTCCCACCGTTCTCCCGTCTTCGCCGCCTCCGCCAGGATGCGGCCGGCAAGGTCATCTTCATGCCACCGCGTCTGGATCAGCAGGATCGCCCCGCCGGGTTCGAGCCGGGTGTAGGCGGTAGACCGATACCAGTTCCAGGCGCGCTCCCGGTAAGTCTCCGAGTCGGCTTCCTCCGCGCTCTTCACTGGATCATCGATGATGAGCACGTCGGCGCCTCTGCCGGTGATGGGGCCGCCTACCCCCGCGCACACCATGCCGCCCGCGTGCCCCGCGATCTGCCAATCGTCCGCCGCCTGCTTATCTCGCTTCACCCACAGCCGCCACAGCACCGGCCCGAACTCCGCGAACCGGTCCCTCGCCTTGGCTCCCCAGGAGGCGGCGAAGTCGTGCTCATAGCTGGCGAGGATGACCCGCCGCTCGGGGAACGTGCCCAGGTACCAGGCCGGGAAGTGGGCGCTGGCGAACTCGCTCTTGCCGTGCCGGGGCGGCATCTGAATCAGTAGCCGCTTGAGCTTCCCCTGTGCCACGTCCAGCAGGCGCTCCGCCAGCAGGTCGAGGTGAGGGGCGATCTGCCACTGCCCTCTGCTCGCCAGCCAGGCGAAGGCGGCCGGGTCCAGGCTGGCCTGCCGCAGGATGTCGTGTTCGCAGTCCGTGGTGGCGGCTGCGCTCATGGCTCGCCCTCCGTCCTGGAAGCATCAGGAACCAGAGCTGGCCCAGCCGCTCCAGGCACACACGTGGGCAGCGCAGCCAGCGCGGCAGGCGCCGGAAGTGCCCTTTCCTGCCCCGTCCGCGGTAACCGGCCTCGCAGTTCGCGCAGCAGCGTGCGCGTGCTCTCGTCCAGGCCCGTCACCATCTGTGCCGGGATCAGCGGCTCCCCCTTGGCCCCGGTGAGTTCGGCGCTGTGCATGTCGCGCTGGCTCAGGTACTGCTTGCCCAGCCAGATCTGCATGGTGGTGTTGCCGCCCAGGGCCGCTTTCCACTGGATGCGCCGGAGACTGGATTTGCCGTTCTCCAGGCCCTTTTCATAGGCACCGCAAAACTCAGAGTCGTCTTTGAGGCGGCGCTCGACGGTATCTATGCTCACGTTGAGCACGGCCGCCAACTCGCTGTGCGTGCTCTGGATCTTGCCCAGGTCCTCCACCAGGCGCAGGTCGAACTCGAGGCGAGGCCGGCCGCCGGGGTGCTTCTGCTGTTCCTGCTGCTCAGTCATGGGCGTCCATCCTCCTCACCATTCGGCAGTCGCGGTAGTCGGGTCCATAGAGCTGTTCGCTGGGGCCGCCGACCAGGGCATGGCTGAACCGCCAGCCGTCGCGCTCGAAGGCGGGCATCTCATGCGCCCATACGCGAATCCATTCGGTGATGGAATGCGATGGCATGGCGGAAGCCTCAGTCAACACGCACCGCCTCCTGCCCAGCGAAGAATTCCCACCGGGAGAGGATCACATCACAATAGCGGGCGTCGAGGTCGAAGCCATAGCAGCGCCGCCCGGTTCTCTCGGCCGCGATGATGGCGGTGCCCGATCCCAGGAAGGCGTCAACAACCAACTGCCCCAGTTCGGTGGCATTGGTGATGGAGCGCTCGATCAAGGCCAGCGGTTTCATCGTGGGATGGAGATCGTTCACCACTGGCTTGTCATGCTCCCACACCGTGCGCTCATTGGTGGGGCCGTGCCAGCGGGGTGCCTGGCCGCGCTTGAACGCATAGAAACACGGCTCATACCAGTGCTTATACTGGGCGAAGAGCGCGCCCGCGCCGTTGTTCTTCACCCACACGAGCAGGTTGCGCTCCTGCCAGCCGGTCTCGGCCATACAGTCGAGTACGTCGCGCAGATGTGAGCTGGCGAACCACAGGTAGAGCGGCGCTTTGTCATCGGAGTGCTGGTGGGCGAGCGACAGACTGCCGATAAGCAGTGTGCGATACTCGTCATCGGTGAGGTCGTCCCAGTAGGCGTCGCCTTCCTGTCCCTCGGCCCCTCGGCGCTTGGCGCCGATGCGCTCTTCCTGCGCCGCCCGGCCGCCGAGGTAGTTGATGGCGTAGGGGGGATCGGTGACGACGGCCTGGGCGACTTCGCCTCCCATGAGACGCTTCCAGTTCGCCGGGTCGGTGGCATCACCGCAGAGCAGGCGGTGCCGGCCCAGTTGCCAGATCTCGCCGGACTGCACCCGCGTGGGGCCCTGCTGCTGTTCCGCCTCCGCCATCGCCTGCTCGGGGTCGAAGCTTTCCTCTCGCCCCTGCTTTTCGGCCGCATCCAACCGCAGGAGCAAGTCGTTCAGGTCGTCCTGGTCCCAGCCGGTAGCGTGAAGCTGCTCCTGCGCGTCCAGGTCACGGAGCAACTCGGCCAGCGCGGTCTCATCATCCTCCGCCAGATCGGAGGCGCGGTTGTCGATGGCCAGGAATGCTTCCGGGTAGGGACCGGTGTAGATGTGGCAGGCGATCTCCGTCCATCCCTCGAGCCGCGCCGCCTCCACCAGGCCATGACCGGCGAGGATGGTGCCATCGGGGGTGATCACCACCGGTTTCTGCTGGCCGTGCACGCGCAGCGATTCCCGCAGGATGGCGAGCTGGTGCTCCGGGTGTCGGCGGTAGTTTCGGGGGTGGGGGCGGAGGTCCGCGATCCTCCGGAGTTCAGTGACGATCGCGGTCATGACGCGTGCTGGCACCTGGTCCATTTCGATATCTCCCTCGTGCTACGTAGCGAAGCTGCTTTGCAGAGTAGCATCGGCCACAGACAAGCCGGCCCCTGGGCTCAGGTTCGGGCTAGCTAGACCCTACCTCAGCTCAGAAGCCGGCTCAGCTGCGTCGGCTCTTCACCCCACCACGACGGGCCAGGGGCCTCGGTTGTCGTCGCCTACAGTCAGATTATACCACGGCAAGGGCTGAGTTACAAACATCCGCGCGCCTGTTGCTGTCAATACCGGCAGGCCGATCACACGCGAGTAACTCCTGCCTCTGTAGGTCAGGCGATGGTCACTGCGCTCTGCGGTACCGAGAAGCCGGCGCTGCAGATCACGGCGAGCCCCGGGAGGCTCTGCTCGGGGCAAGCGTTCCACTCTGAGTGCGCTTGTTCGCCGCGTTCTGGCATCTCCGGGTGCAGTACTTCTTCGGCCGGCCGCGCTGGACCACCGGCACCGGATACAGATCGGAACAATTGAGGCAGCGTCGGAGCTCGCCATTGCCGGTGATGATGTCGTAGAAGTGCACGTAGAGTGCGTCGAGCAGTCTGTGGCAATGCCACCGCGGGACAAAGGGCCGGGCCGCTCGTTCCGCGTCCTTCGTCCTCCACGGTTCTGGCTGTGGTATTCCGACGACGCGCCGCACCGACTCCAGATGCCGGTTGACCCAGCTGCTCACCAGGTAGGAGGCCCACTTGGTGCACTCCCGACCTGTCAGTCTGGCGACGCGGCCGGCCATCCGCTGGGGGACTAGGAACCCATTGCCCCTGGCGTCAGCGGGTCTGGGCAGACTGGGGCAGAACCCGCTGTCAGACGGCGGGAGGCCGGCGCCGGCCCTGTACATGTAGTCCTCCACCCAGGCGTCCGGCGAAGGTGCTGGCAGGCCGACCTCGAGCATGTAAACAGGCCCCAGCAGCCTGCGCAGCCTTCTGGTAGAGCGCGTCTGCAGGCCGTAGTAGAGTTCCATCAGAGCGCGAAGCTCAGCGGCCTTTTGCTTGAGCCACCATACAGGCTCTCCACCTAAGCTGCGCCACTCTCTGTGGCCGTAGGGTCTGAGATCATCCTGGTCGGGAATCCCAAGAGGGCCGAAGTCCTCGTAGAACCGCACGATCTCGCTGTCCTGTGAGAAGTCGAGATCGACGAACCGGCGCAACAGGTCCGGCTTTGTGGTCGGGTCGTAGCCTCCGCGAAATCGGGCCGCGTCGATGTTGCCCTCTGAATCAAGGAACACGACGACACGGCGGTCCACCGCGCCACTCACTCCCTGCGCGAAGTCGTATGGAGATCTGACGCGCTGCGGGCCCAGGTCCACGACGTCTGGCGAGTGACGGAAAGCCCACGAGCCGAACTCCCGCTCCCACCCCACACTGGGTCGCCACGCACCCTTGGCCTCCTCCCAGCGCATGCTCTGTGACTGCCGCATGACTGCCATCTCCTATCCGCGAAAACATCCGCGTCTTATGCTCCGCCCCGGGTGGCCGTATACTCCAGGTGTTGGTTCGCACCCAATTCTACTCTGGAGGTTATGCGATGTCGAACCGATGGCTTACAGCACCACAAGCAGCAAGGGAAGCCGGA